CGCAGTTTTCTCAACCACTCCACCAAAAAAATCATAGAACATCTTTTCCAGTTCCACTGTGCAACAGGCTTCAAAAACCGTCATGATTGCTTCGAATCCTGCTGCCTCCTGTTCTTCTTCAAAAGCTTTTTCTTTCGCTTTTTTTACCTCTTCACTGTCATCTTCTTTAATATCAGCTTTGATACCTTTTTTCGATTTAAAAATTTCTGTGATTGCTCCTTTTACTTTGGCAGCTTTGATAATGCGCGCCATTTTAAATACATCTGATGTGATTAATTTTCTCATAACCTATCTCCTAGATTTCTACTTTTGGGTAATAAATTTCAAAAGGCGGTTCGTCAAGTGCTGTTGCTTCGTAATGTCCGTAAAATGTTGCCGCTACAACACCTTCCGACTTATCCTGAGTAGCAAGCTTAAGACCATCCGTATTTAAGGCATTTTTTACCTGGATAATTGCAGGCTCATCAGAACCAGACAAAGTCCCTACCCATGTGACATTATCAATGTAATCATCTTCCGTGATACGATTTCGTCCTTTGATAATCATATATTTCTCGGAAGTATCTTCGTCTACTTCCGCCGCGCACAAAGCCGCTTTGATGGTATCTTTAGTAACTTCCAAAATATTCGCTTTGATGTATACGTCCCAAGCATCAAGGACTTCAAGTCCTTTCGCGCGCCCTTTTACACCGTCTACTTCAATCTGTCTGATTGTTGGAACTGCCGAGTACTCTCCACCGCCTTTTGTAGCACCAATCAATTTCCCTGCTGTAACCGCAGTCTCGAATGTGTCGGCCTTTAAATCATAATTTTTAAAAAATGCACCGGCATCCAAAATCAGATGTTTTGGTGTGTTTTCTGTGAATCCTGAATATGTTTTCATTTTCTATCTCCTTTCGTAAACTATCAAATCATATTTACGCTGTAACCTTTTGATATCTTTGTCCTCATCTTCAATAAACTGTCGATTGGACCCAAGATAAATTTGAATCATAAAATCCTCGGTAAGAGCTTTATGTTTCTTGAATGCGTTATCCAATGCATCAATAACTGCGATAACATTTTTCGGTGTGAGTTTGTCCCATGCATCCACGGTAAGTTCCATGAGGTGTTTTCCATACTGTTCAGATGCAAGCTCAACGTATTCAAATGTGATATATGGAATCTCATCCACATCAACTGCAACGGCAAAAGAGGCTTTCCAGCCCGTTATTTCTTCAATATGTTGTTTCAAATATTTCTGCAGTTCGTTATTATTCATCACCACTGCCTCCATATTCTTCTTCGCTAATCAGGCGCAATGCTTTTGCTTCGTCTTCCAACGCGCTTAGGTACTTGCTTTCTATCTCGATGATTGTTGGTATATTCTCGTAAACCGTATTTTTTAAAATTCCCAGTTTTTTCATCTTAGACGTTCCAAGTTCCTGATGAACTCCATACCATGTATCATGTTTAATACCAACCTGCAGATCACATTCCTGTTTCCTGGCCCAATACTGAAACGCAGAAGTTTTTCCTCTAACACGAAGAGATTTTTTCATACTATCGTGATATAACTTCATGGCACATTCGTTACATTTACGGGTAACAAATTTACCAACATCACGAAGTGCCGCTCTCATCAGTTCTCGAATGGTATACTGACATCGTTCCACATTTGATATATATTTCACACCATTTTTATCAAATCGAACTACACTTTTGGGTAATCCCATTAATCAACACCTCGCTTACAAACAAGTTCCAATTCATTTCCATCACGGTATGTACGAATAACATTGTATATACGTTCTTCACTTTCACCAAACCCCTGGTATTTTATATGTTCCTCATTCTGATATTCCAGATAATCTGGAAGTTTGAACTTCAATTCTGGTTTTAGTCCCTGGGCACGTGCCTGGTAGTATTCATTCTGTCCAATACTTTTTAATTCCGCAAAAACAGTTCGTTCTATCTGCGCTACTTCCTGATTACCGTATTCGTCAATCTTTTTTATACTTGTGATAAGTTTAATCTGCTGGTCGTACATCATAATCACCACAAAGAGCCATAGAATCTTTTAGGCTTTTGTACGCCTTTTCAAACTGCTCTCCCTTTCCTTGATAATCATATTGCCATTTAACATACAGTTCACATGCTTTCTGTAACAACCTGTCATCCTCTTTCCAGTAAACACCACTTATATTTAAATCCGCTTTGCAGATTTCTACGTTTTCCTCAATATCATCATTCAACGCATCATGGGAAATTCTCATGGATTGTTTAATTTTTCCTACCATGCCTTATGCCTCCTCTCTAAAACAAGGGGCATTGCGCCCCTGTCTTATTGTGCTTTTTTCACCAGTGCATGTGCTTTTGTTGTGGTTGCATTTCCATCTACAATCGCATAACCGCAGTAATCTGTCTTTCTTAATTTTACATGGTCTTCTGTCATTACTGTCATTTCTTTGTTGATATTTGCATGATATCCACGTTCGGCATTAGACATCAGCACTTCTCCATCCAGCATGGAATCATCTTCTTTTACCAGCATTCCAAGAATTCTGTACACTCCGCCAGCGGTTGGGTCAAGAACAAAGATAGGTCTTTTCTGCTCATCCATAATATTGGCCAGCTGATTCCAGATTGTTGTGCTGTTAGCATAAACAGACAGTCCAGCTCCATATCCACTCTTAATTTTACTTCTTGCTTTTGTCAAATCTGTGTATGTGATTTCTTCAACATATGTCACAATCTGAGGTGTTCCAGCTTCTTTTTCCAATGCAGTAACTACTCCGATAGGTTCTGGCTTATTTTCATCTGCTTTTCCAGCACCGTGTGTTGTGCCATAACCTAACGCAGCGCCCATTTTCTTGGCCATCTTTCTCTGGATATATGGAATAAAATCTTCAATTGCCATTTCTTTTAATTTCCAGGAAACTGTAATCGATCTAGATAATTCACATCCACCCAATGTGAATTCGCCAAATGTTTCTTTTCCATCTTCTGTTTCAATGTCTTCTTCATACCATCCTGCATCGCTGGAAGTTTCTTCTTTGATCATGGTCAATACACCATTTACATATGTTTTGGCAACATCACCAAAATATGGATACAGACTTCCAGCCTCTTCCCAAATTCCTTTTGATACTGTCTTAGGAATTACAACCGCCGTATTTCCCGTCGTATGTGTATATGCCTCATTTACCAATGCAAAGGCATCTCTTTCTTCAGCTGCCATAGGAAGCCCCATCATGTTTTTCGCCCATGCGATTTTGTATGTTTCAGATTCCCATACCTGCAGAGGCTGATTGGCATTATTTCCATTATTTTTTCCCATACCGACATTCTCCTGATTTGCTCCAAACACATTGAATGGTTTTGGCTCATTATTCAAAGCATTAAATTCTGCCTGAGCCTGTGCAATTTTATCCCACTGCTCATCTAAATTGCGGATTTCTTTCATTTTCTCATTTGCTTCATCTGTTTTTCCTTCGTTGATGAGGTTCTGCGCTTCCTGAAGAAGCTGATTTCTCATTGTTTCATACTGTTTTTTGTTCATCTTTTTTCTCCTTTTAAAATCAAAAAATCTAACTGCTGCTGCATAGAAGCAATATCGCTTTTATTCTTTTCCGTATCTGCCTCTTTCATCATTTTTCTTACTTTTTCCATCTGTTCCTTACTTGGCAGTGCAAACATTGGACCTGCAATCAAAGGCAGTGGTTCGTTTTCCTCAAACATTACCGCATCCACCAGACCTCTTTCTTTCGCCTGCTGTGCAGTCAGCCAAGTTTCATGTTCCATCATTTCCAAAGCCTCAGATTCACTCATTCCAGTCTTTGCAACATATGCCGTACACAATGCTCTGTCTGCAGTTCTGAGTACTTCTGCCATATGCTCCAAGGTTGTGTGATTGCCTCTTGCTCCAGACGATACACAATGAACCATCATTAATGCGGTTGGCGACATTTCACAATATCCAGCCATTGCTACAATGGATGCGGCACTACAAGCTTCTCCAGTAATGTAAATTCTCACATTTTCCTGTCCTCGAAGCAATGTGTATATTTCTGAACCAACATCAATTACCCCTCCTGGCGAATTAATGAATACTTCAATCTCATCACCTGCGACAATTGCATTCAGAATTTTCTGTACATCTCTTGGACACGTGCTGTCTTCTTCGAACCAATCATAAAACCATTTGTAATCATTCGGAATCAGCGCTCCTCGGACATCAATTCTGTGTTTCAATTTTCTCACCACCTTTTGCGCAATTTAAAAGCTGGGTAATTATCCCAGCCATGACAACATAATTTTCTTTATTCATTTTATTTAAAGTTTCTTCAATCAGGTTGACTACCTGTGTATCAAGTCGCCTAATAGGAACGTCTCCACCTTCCACTGGTGCAAGATTCATGATAGCTCTCCATTCATTTGGTAACATCGCACCACGGTCAACCATTGCCTGAAATGCCAACTTTGTGGAAAGACTCGCGCATAACAAATTATTGGATTCAAATTCAATACGGTTTCCGTATCCTCTTTCTTTTCTCGAAAATATACCAACCGTATATACCTGATGCATCTGAACCACTACTGGTTCAATCTCAGCCTCATAATATGAAATCCATTCATTTTCTGTATAACTGCTTTGCACGATTTTTTTGTTTGTATTGAAGAATGAATAAATTCTTTCCGTTGCGCGGTCTGTCTGCGCTGCGTTTGGAACATAGTCTTTCGGTTCGATTCGCTGAACAGTTGCTTTCGCATCTACGCCCGCCGCACCAAATGTATCAGTTTCCACAGAAAGATAGTTTTTAACAAACTTTTCCACATTTTTCTTGATATCTTCATCCCTCATGGACTGAGTGAATGTAAGCAGCCAACGAACAATTCCGCTATTTTTTACTGCTTTTATAATTCCCTGGTCAATTGTCGTAATAACTTCCATCATGGATGATAGCGCCGAAGCCGGACTTGTTCCAAAAATATCATTTTCGTTGTAGTCCTGTCTTAAATGAATGATATCGCTGTATCGGAATATTCCAGACTGTCCGTTTTTATACTGAAACTTCAAATGCAATTCGCCCTCATCATTATATTTTGTTTCCACCATAACGCATGGAATTGGATATAATTGGATTGCTTTTCCATTTTCATCTCGGACAATCAAAATAAAAGCATTATTATTCAAGCATAGCTGATTAGCAACTTTTTCCTGCATCTGCTGCGCTGTCATGTAGGGATTCGGTTCTGAAAGCAAGAATCTTATGTTTGCATCTGGATTCACTTTCAATGTCCCTTTTGGATCATCGCGAATGTGTTTACCCACAAGCTTACTGATTGCTTTTACCTTCGGTCTTATGCAGGCTCTGACAATATCACTGTCATACAATTTTCCATTCCAGGAATAATAATACTCACCTGTAGTAGTAATCATTTTCAAAACATTTTTATCCTGTTTTGATTCCGTCGATTTGTTTTCTGTTGGTTCTCTTTTTCTAAACAGCTTCATGGTATCTCCTTATATCATTGTCAGATATTCTTCCATGTTGTTTTCATAGGCAACATACGCATCCAAGAGACTTGCGAGCCCATCAATACGTCTTGTCGCTACTGATGTTTTACACGGCTGAATATTGTCGTTTCTATCTATGTCAACCTTGGTGTTATAGGTACACCATTTCAATATTGGGTTATTATTATAAATAATTTTTTTTGCTTCGAAATCAGCTCCGAGCGATTTCATTGGACTGGAAAGTGTTTTCTTTCCCTGATACACAGGAACCATTACAATTGGTCCAAAGGTATTCTGCATTTC